CATCCACAGAATTAGGTCTTGCCCATTTTTGCTGCTGAATCTGCTGCTCTTTTTGGTGATTGAGCCTCTGCAATTCTTGCAAGTTCTTTTGGTGAATAACCCTCTGGGCCTCTTGGAGCATTTTGGCGTTGGCCTGATATGGCGTGATTTTCATTTTCCAAGACCCACCTTTCCAAGCAGTAGATTGACGATCCGGTCCGACAAGTCATCCGGCAAAAATCTCAGCAGTCCAAGCAGCCACCAGATGACCAACAGATAAACAAACACCTTCAAAAACATGTCGAATTGTTTTTGGTATTCGTTCATCGGCCACACCCACCCTTTGGACACAAGCTCATCAACTCATTTATACCAATAAAGACAAGAAGCAAAACAAAAGCCACACCACCAATGATCATGGCTATCTCTTGCATCTCAGCGTCTTTTTCTTTTTGCTTCTTTTCCTCGGCTCTTAACGCTGCCATCTCTTTGGCATCATCCCTGTCCATCTCAGCTTGACGGGCCTTAATCTTGTTCCAAACATCGATCTTGCCGGTCTGCATGAAGAGCATTTTCAGCTCTTCCTCAAAGGCTCTGGCCTGCTCCAGCGCCATCTCAATTTGCAGGGCTGCTCCCATGTTGGAGCCTTTTTTCTCCCTCTTGGCCTGAAGCATGGCCTTGGTCGCCTGGCTCTTGGCATCGAACATTTTCCCAATCATTGGGGCCAGCGAGCCTAATTCATTGGCCACCTTGCTGGCCTTTTTCACCATGCTGATGGCGCTTTGTAGGCCGTTTAGAGCTGTGATTGGATCGATCATTTCCTCTTCTCCCACTTGATGCAGACAACCCTCCGATTGTAGACATCACCGGTCCATGTCCACCTGGTGCATCTATATTCGGCAGCTGCTAGTAAGACCAAAGCATAGATCATGGCCAATACATAACGATGACATAAGTTGACCAAATGATGGTCGCCACCAAGATGGCCGCAGCAATGAATGCCACGGCCCAATCTCTCATAGCCCGAAAATCTTCTTGACGAATTCGGCAGCCACGCCTGGTCCAAGCAAAACGGCCAAGATCACCGCATAAAGCAGATATTCAATCTTGGTCATGCGCCTGTCGCCATCCTTCATCGAAGAGGCAATAGCGCTGTAGCGCTCGGCACAAATCTGCTCATGTGCTGACAGCTTTGCCTCAGTTTCTGTGACCATTTTTATATCGAGCATGTTGAATGAATATTTCTTTTTGCTGTTAAATACATTTGATGAGCCTTTTCTGGATCATCAAAATACCCTAAGTGTTTTTTCTTTCCATCAATATTGATGTGAGCTGCAAACTTATTTCCAGCTTTGAAAAATGAAACACCCAAAAATCCACTGGTATTGTGATTTGGTGGTTTTCTGTGATTTTGATTGTTTTGCTGCTGGGTAACTTCTCTTAAATTACAAAGCCTGTTATCTAATCCATTGCCGTTGATGTGATCAATTGTTTTTGGCAAATAACCATAAGTCAAAAGCCAAGCAAGCTGATGGCCTCTAATTTTTCTTCCACAAATACTCAATTCCAAATATCGACCATTTTCAAATCCAACACAATCACCAGGCTTTTTTGTTCCTGAAGTTTTTAGGCGTGTAAAAGAACCAGCGTCAGGATCATAGGCAATATATTCACTCACCAATTCTTTGGTGAATGACTTGCCTATAAATGACACTGGGCCTTTTACAGTATCCATGATTATTCCGCTGGCGCGTCTTTAGGAAGTTGTGCTTCAGCTTGCTCTTTAATCTTAACCATCAATGGGAAGAATCCACTTTCAGTAGCAGTCTTACCCATTAGGTTTAGCAAGGCATTGATTTCTTCAATGGTTAAATCTAGTTTCATACAGAAGCCGCACGAATTGCTGTTAGGTCTTCTGTTGTCCAGAAGTCTTTAGCCAGCATGATTTTGAGGTGCTCTTTGTTACGAGCAACAGTGTCAGCCCAATCTTCAGCAGTCATCTTTTCTGGTTTGCCAGCATTGATGAGAGCCACACTATCTAAGCAAGCTGAGTAGTGCTTGGCAATTTGTTCTGGGGTTTGTGTTTCAATAGTCATGATTTTCCTTTAAAGGTTAGCGGCATCCAAACGTGCCTTGAGAGATTCAATGATTGCTTGTTGCTCTTGCATTGCCTTGATAAGCATTGGAACAAATACGCTGTATTTCACAGACTTGGTTGTTGTGCTGAGATTGTTGCCATCTGAATCCATGTCAAACGATTCATCAACCATTGCAGGGAAAACAGCTTCTAACTCTTGTGCAACAACACCAAGTTGTTTTGTCGTTTCGCCAATTAAGTTGTAACTACGAACCTTGACTTGCATTAAGTCTGCAAGTTTTGGCGTTGCATCAACAATGTTTTCTTTTAGTTTGGCATCTGAAATAGCGCCATAAGAGTTGTTGGTATTTGTAACATTCCCGTTTGGACGAACAAGAAATGTATTATTTCCATCTGTTTTTGTTACTTGGTATGAGGCTCCACTACCGCTTCCGTCACCAGTAGTCTTAAAACGACCTGTATTGCCATCGCTAGGAATAATCACACACCCAATAGAAGTGTCATTGTTTGTTGTTTTACCAACCAGCAAGTTACCAGAGCCATCAAAAATACCCCGTGGATTCCCATCCCCATCAGACAGCACGATGTAGTTGCTTAATGTGCGAATGTCTAGGCCATTTTGGTTGCCGTTGTAGCCACCAATTAAAGTGTTGTTTGCGCCTGTAGTTATGTTGAAGCCAGCGTCTTGACCAACAAAAGTGTTTCCGTTAGCGGTTGAGCTATAGCCAGCACTTTCGCCTACAAACACATTGGATAAACCAGTCGTATTTGAGTACCCCGCACTATAGCCTACAGCGGTATTGTTAGATGCTGTGGTGTTGGAGCGGAGTGCTTCTTTTCCAATGGCTATGTTGTAAGAGCCAGTTGTATTTTGTTGCAGAGAATCTCCACCGACTGCTATGTTATATCCGCCTGTAGTATTGCTTGTAAGTGCAGACTCTCCCACAGCAGTACTTCTTGTGCCTGTAGTATTAGCATCCAATGCACCCGCTCCAATAGCTGTCAAATAAACACCTGTGGTATTGGCATAAGCGGCTTGATAACCTACAGCAGTGTTGCTAGATGCTGTGGTGTTTGCGACAAGCGCAGAAGTACCTATTGCCGTGTTGTATTGCCCTGTGGTGTTAGCCTTGAGCGCTTGATAACCCATGACAACATGGTTGTCGCCAGTGGTGTTGAATTCCATTGCATCGTAACCAACAACAGTGTTTTGACTGCCAGTGGTGTTGCGGTACAACGTGTAACTACCAACCGCTACGTTAGACGCACCAGTAGAGCCAGCAGTTCCATAGAACGATTGAAAGCCAATTGCAATGTTGTGCGTACCACCAGTGATGTTGTAGCCAGCCTGCGTTCCGATCATTACAGCATTAGTTGCGCCAGTTACATTTGAATATCCAGCCTGATAACCGAGGGCAGTGTTGTTAGATGCTGTGGTGTTGGAAAGAAGTGCCTGTCTGCCTATTGCGGTATTTTGTGAGCCAGTTGTGTTGGAGTAAAGAGCATAAATACCAACGGCTGTCATATCAATGCCAGTACTGTTTGAATAGCCCGCCTGATAACCTACAGCAGTGTTGTTAGATGCTGTGGTGTTGGATTTAAGAGCATTTGAACCAAGTGCTGTATTATAACTTCCAGAGGTGTTGGAGTCCATTGCAATAGTTCCAACAGCTACGTTGTTTGCACCAGTAGTTGTTGCGTTCATTGAAGCTCTACCAAGAGCAGTATTACTATCTCCAGTAGTAACAGCAGTTAATGCTAGTTGACCAAATCCAGCATTGTTAAACCCTGTCGTATTAGCCGCCAAAGCACTAGCACCCACCGCAGTATTGGTAGACACAGCACTTGCGCCACGACCAACAGTTAGACCTTGGATGCTTGCACCATCAGTGGTGATTAGCTTCTTACCAGAGCCAACATTGAGGCCGACACTTGTACCAGTGCCATCAGCTTTAAAGATCGCGTCTAATGAATCTAAGTCGGTGTTGATCTTAGTTCCCCATGTGTCGGTGGATGCACCAACTTCTGGTTTGGTAAGTCCTAAATTTGTGGTGGTTGTATCTGCCATTTTTTACCCCTATGCGGCTATTTGCCAAGTCTCGCTATTATCCGCAATTGCTGTCCAACTTTCACTGTTGTCACTAATTGCGGCCCATGTTTCTGATGTGTCTGTGATCGGTGTCCATGTCTCTGCATTGTCCGAAATTGCATTCCATGTCTCTGCCGTGTCACTCTCTGCCACCCATTTTAGATTGCCAGCAATCGTCATAGATGACTGGCAAGTGAAATCGATGGCAGCGCTCTGTCTTCTGATTGCGCTCACACTCATGCCAGACTCAGCTGCAATCAGCACAGACTGATTGACAACCACGCTGGTGGCCACAGTCATTGTGGCAAAGTCTTCAATCAGGATTTGAATGAGTGGGACCCTGACGCCATTGACAGACATCGCGCTGGTGTCAACCGAGGCAAATGCACCGATGGCCACCCTCGTGGCCGCAAGGCTTGCGCTCGATGTGGCCGCAAATGTTGCCGTGCCTATGGCATAGCGCAAAGCGCTTGCAGACATGCTGCTGGTGCTAGATATCGTGGCCGAGGCATCGGCAACTATTTGCGCAGCAGCTGTTGCACCGCTAGACGCTGAAACCGAGAATGATGCTGTCTTGACTACATTGGCCGAGACAGTCTCTGAGCTGGAAGCAGAAACAGAAAACGCGCCTATGCAGACGCGCCTTGCATTGATTGCAGCCGTGCTGGTGGCCGCGAAAGTAACCGCCCCAAGGCTTACGCCATAGGAATACTTCCCTTGTCCATACGGGCCAAGACCATAGGCTGCCATGTCATGTCAATGTGACATCAAGATCACCAGCTGGGATTCGCAGCACATCGCCATCGTTGATGGTGCGAGCTGTGGTCAGCGCTGCCCAGGCTAATAAATTGCCGCCAGTGCTTGCATCAAAAATGCCAGCCCAGCCAATTGATCCCCAATTGCCGCCGCTGGCAGCTGCAAACTCGATGGCCGCTGCATTGGTGGCGTTGGTGGGGCTTGTGCCAGAGATCGTGATTGTGCCGGTGGCCACTCGCGCATAGGCGTTGCCTGTCACTTCAGTGCCGCCGCCAGTATCACTTGGCGCAGCCGTAAAGAGGCCAATGTACCAAGCCGTGGGGCGTGTGGCGCTGCTGGTTGTCAGCAGCCAGGTTAAAACTAGGTTTTCGGTGTAGTCGGTAAAAGATGACATGTCCAGTCCTTATCCAAAAGTCTTTGCACGGGTAAGCAATGCACCACCAGAAGACGCACCGCGATCATCGGCAGTTTGCAATTCACTCATTGCACGATCATATAGCGATGACCACACTTGGATTCTCGCATCATCTTGCAAGTATGGAGCAGCTTGCAGCAGCGCTCCATACAGATAAATGTCAGGGCTTGATGTCAAAAGCCAGTTGGTGGTCACACTGTTTGATAACTTTGTCAACTTCGCGTAATAGGTCAGCTCGGTTGTATATGTGGCGTCTGGCACTGGGACCAATCTAAACTGGCCACCGACCACACCAAAGAATCTTGGCTTGCCGCTGCCAGTGTATTCAGATGCCTTATTGTCCAAGGCATCAATGCTTAAAAATTCCAATGGGGTCTGTGGGTTTGTGCTTGTCAGCTTCAGAGATTTTGTTTCTAAAAAATCAGCAGGCACAGCGCCATACTGCGCGTCAAAAGACGCATTGGCCCTGACAATCATCTGCCTGGTGCGCAGCGTTCTTTCAACTTGCGCCTCGGCCAGAGAGATAAAGTCAGGAATGGCATTTGTCAGGTCTGACCGATTAAGCCAATCACCAATGGATGTCTTCAGTTCTGCATAGGTGCTAAGTGCCATTTTTCGCCTCTTTTTCCATCTCTTCTTTCACAATCCAAGTGTGAGGGTGGCCAAACTCAAAGGTCCCAATGTGACCAATTTCGTGCGAGACATCATGGTCGATGTAGACCTTAAAGCCAAGCTCTCTGGCTTTTCTACAAAAGAACACATCCTCACCCATATAGCCCCGTGTGGTCTGCCACGGCATATCAAACCATGGCTCGCTCATGCCCTCAAACACCCTGCGCTTGATCAGCATTATGCCAGTGCCAATGCTTCCCACCTCTTGCAATCCAGTTGATTCTGGCATGGTGTAGACGGGAATGCGCTTGTCGTTCTCATCATAGTCTTGAGCTGTCGGGCCAGTGGGCATTCTGCGCCTGGCGCAGTTGGCCGCCACAATGTCTTTGTCGTGGGCCAAGAGCCTTCCCACCATGTCTTGGGGGAATGTCATGTCCGAGTCAATGAAGAGAATGTGTGTGCAGCCCTCGGCCATAGCATCCAAACAAAGATCAGCCCTTTGGTTTTGGATAATCGTGCCTTGCATCAATTTCAGACTAATCGCGTCTTCGGTGTTGAGTGTGTGATACGCCACCATGTTGACCATGCAATAGCAATAGTTCGTGTGGACTTGATCACGGGCCGGTGTGCAGACTGCAACATAATTGCTCATATTTTTCCAGGTCTAGTTCTAAAAAATTGGTTGTCGCTGTCGTTTAGCCAGCGCTTCATGTATTCCTGATCATCGATCTTGCCCTCGGCCTTCATCTTGTAATAAAGGGATTCGGGGATGGATGCGACCAAGTGCCATTCACCCTTCCAGGCGGCCTTTTCGTCTTGGGCGTTATAGATGGCCTTGTTGGCCTCAATGACAGCAGTCACATCTTGCTCTGTCTGGATCGTCACATCGCCTGTTTCTGGGTTTTCATGCCAGTAGCGCTTGATGCCTTGCTCTTTGTTTTCGCTAAATAGTCTTTTGTGAATCATGTTAAAAAAAAGGGCCAAGTTTCCCTGGCCCTTTCCATTTGCTTACTATTAAGAAGTAACCAAGTCAGCGGCCAAGCCGTGGGCGTTTTCAGCCAACACTTTGTGACCCCACTCAACGATCAACATGCGCTTCTCAGCGTCACCAGTCTTCGCCAATTCAACTTGCTGGTAAGGGCGCAGCACAGTCATCTTTGCGTAGTCAGGATCGATCACCCATGCATCGCGCTCGCGTTGGAACCTGTTCGCAATAACTTGGACATTCCCGAAATCTGAAACGTAAATGTCCACGGCGCCGACCAATGTCGCAGGCTTTGCACCACCATCGATGTTGAAACGGCTGGAGGCAATACCAGAGAAACCAGACACGCGCTGCTTGTTGACAGGACCGCACATCAGAATCTTAGGTGTACCACCTTGTGTCCACACCTTCTGAATCACATTCTTGAGAATGGTTTCAGTGAATGTGCGCACTGTGCCATCTGTACGGGCGCTATTTGGCAGCGTTGTGTAAGATGGGTCAGCACCGCTAGAGCCTTTGTCGGTGTTTGTTTTCACAAACGCGCCCAAAGAGGCAGTGGTGCGAGCAGTTGTCGAATCACCAGCAGCAGCGATGGCGCCGTTGAGCATGGAGAATTCTTGGTCACGTTTAATTTCCGAGCCGCGCTTCGCGATTTGGTAGGCCAGCTCACTGCGACGTCCTGCCTTGTTCACCACTTCTTCAGTAGCTGACAAGATGATTGTCTTGCGTGAAATCTGTGCATAGTTTTGCAAACGCACAGTAGCAGTCACAGAGTCAAACGATGAGACATCGTCACCCTCTAACTGGGCATTGGCAGCAGCTGCGGCCAATGTATCGGTCTGCCACTCATACAAGCTGTTGGACACATTCTCGCGGCCAATGTTGCTCATGTAAGGGGTTTCTTCTGGTGCAATGTTTGTGATCACATTGGACAAGTCTTCGCGGATACCCTTTGCAGAGTATGTCAAAAATGTATTGCTAACGATAGCCATAATTTCCTCATTTCAATAAAAGTTCAATTGCAGAGGCCGCATCATCGATGCGACCGGTTTTTGCAAGACGCTGCTTTGCTCGCGTACTTTCAGTTGTTGTCGAAACCCGACCAGCTGCACCAGGCTTGGCTGTTCGTGGGCCATTGTTCACCACAGGCTTAATGCCTTGACGCTTACTTACCATTTGGTCAAACATTGCTGCTTTACGCAACAACAAGACCAGCCGGTGGTCGTAAACATTCTTCAAATCTTCATCGGTAAAGCCTGCTGCCTTTGCAGACTCAATCACCAGTGCCTTTTCGGCCTTTGCCTTCTTGGGGTCCTTCCAATCTGGCAAAGCGGCTAATAAGGCTTCTTGCTGGCTGGCAAGTTGGGCCTCCATAGCGCGCTGCTGCTCATACTGAGACACTTGAAAAAG